TTCTCCGACCGCACCCGTGAAAACAGCATGTTCGGCTGCTGTACCCCTTCTTAGTTGTACCTGTTTGGTCATAGTACGACGTGCTCTTCAACTACTACTTTCTCTGATATATTTAGTATCTTAAATTATGGACACAAATGTTCTTGGTGGTTCAAAGTTGCGTTTTTCCGTTCCGCCACCTGACAGTCCACCACCCGCAAGACCACCTAGTCCACCAGCACCCTGAGCTGCCTCGCCATTAGGATCGTACTTACCGATATAAATCGTACCAACACCGATGTAAGGTGTACGTGCATAAGATTCAAGTCCAGATGCAAGACCAAATAGTCCTCCTGTTCCTTTGTGAGTTCTGGCAACAGATTCATCCCCAGATCCAAGTATGGTGATTGTTCCGCCACCTCTATAGTGGGGAATATATTGAATGTTTGGATGATTAAGTTCACCAGAAACTTGGAATAGGACGGTGTTAGAAACTCTAAGTTCTCTTTCAATTCTAGTTTCTGCAGAACCAGAGAACGTTGCAAATCCGAGTCCGACTGCTGTATATTCTTTTTCAATTCTTGTAGTAGAAGATCCACCAATGTCATAAAGAATAGTTCCACCAACTGGGTTGAATCTGAATTTCTCTGCAGCTCCATTGAGAGTAGAGAATGTTCCAGAACCAGAGAAGTTTGCTCTCGAATAAGATTCTTCTGCAATCCCTGTAATGGATAACGTACCAGAAGTTTCTGGAGTAAATACAAACCTTTCTGTAGCAGAACTGGAGAATGTGAGATTTCCAGTGGTTGTATAATCCTGGAATAGATCAACTTCTCTAGTTCCAGCAGAACCAGAAACTGCGAGAGATGCAGTCTCATTCTCATCAGTAAGATCTTTAGTGAGTGAGTGTAGAGCATCACTAAAGTAATCGCATTCGAGTATATCATTATCACAAGTAATATCAAGATTCGTTCCAACTTTGAACAGTACACTGCCAAAGATTGAAGGAATGTATCTAACTCGAGCAATAGCACGATCACTAAATTCAATAACACCAGATCCGACTTCATCGACAGTAGTCTTGATATCGGAAGCAGCACCACTTATGGTCAGAGTTCCCGATCCAATAACAGGAGCTCTGTTGTAAGATTCTAGAGCGTTTCCAGAGAAAGTATAAAGTACTGTTTCATCTGCAGGATCTGCAGTTGTTGCCTCTGCGGATCCTCCCTGAACGAAGAGAGTTCCAGATGCCTCGTATGCAGTTACTAATCTGACATCAGAAGCAGCACCAGAGAAGTTAGCACTTCCAGATCCAACATAATCATATGCAACTTTCTCTACTGTTTCAGTAGTTTGGGTAGATATGGTGATAATTCCAGAAGTGCCTGGATCACGATCATCACCATAGTAACCATATACCTGAACAGGACGCTCTATAGCGTCTCCACTTATATTGAATAGGATTACATTTACATCATCATCGACTTGATTGCCAAATGCCTCAGAAGCAATACCTGTGACATTAATAGTACCTCTACCAAAGTATGGTAGTAGAGCTCTCGTGACAGTAAGTTCTCTATTATCATTAAGTCTAAAGGTGCCAATACCAGGACTACCAGGTCCTTCAACTCCACCTGCATTACCTGGGTAAATTGGTGAGTAGTATCTTCCACCAATTGGATTTCCGAGAATATCAAATCCACCTGGACCAATAGAGAACAGGATACCAGTTGTACCAACACCAATATTCTGGTCAATACCATAATGTGGCGTGTAATCAATATTTGGATGGTTAAGTTCACCGAGGATGGTAATACCGCCACCGTCAGTGGATGTGCCACCTTGACCAAATACACCAATAGGTTGAGTAACTGCATCACCAACAAAGGTCGCAATTCCAACACCAGCATAATCATCAGTCTGACGTTCGACAGCGGTTCCTGTGAGAGTAATAATTCCAGGAACACCAACTTCACTGAACGTGAGAAGAGGTTCTTCAATTTCTCCAGATATTTTGAAGAGAACGACATCTTCTGGAGTTTGAGCAATAAATGTCTCAGCTGCAGTACCAGAAGCGGTGTAAAGTACAACGCCTTCTGGGGGATCTCCAGTAAAGCTTTCTTTGGCTGCAATACCTTGAGTAGAATCCCAATAGTGTTGATCACTATCAAATGTTGGAGTTGATCCATCAAGAGTGAGATTACTACCCTCGAATACGGATCGTAAGAACCTGATATTACCAGAACCCTCATGTGCAAAGGTTCTGATTGGATTTTCGATCTCACCACTAATTTGGATGCCAGTGGTCCCGATACCAATGTTCTGGTCAATACCATAATGAGGCGTATAATCGACCTCTGGATGGACGAGAGGTCTGCCTGAGATGGTGATACCACCAGAAGTACCAGCACCAGTAACTTGATAGAGATATAATAGTCTTGTATCGCCTTCTACAGTCTGATCGAAGAGGATTGAACCGAAAGGCAACTCGGTGAAATCCGTTTCGGTAATAAGTCCCCAGTTCTGATCACTTCCACCAACGGGATCGGTAATAAATCCCCAATTAATTGGAGCTGCCTGTTCGTAAACATAACCCCAATCTTCTGTGCCAAATCCGATAGAAGATTTGTTATAACTCCAAGTTACACTTTCGTCTTTCTCGCCAAGACTGAATAGTGATCCATTACCGTCCAGTTCGACGATGAATGAAACACCAGTAGGTACAGAACCTGCACCAAGTGTAACAATACCTGATGTGCCAGGATCGTTATCGTCTCCGTAATATCCGTAATTCCACTCTTGTTTGGTTAGGCCAACGCCACCAGCAGAGAACAGTATGGTGTCTTCTGGAGTATTAGCTACAAACTTCTCAACAGAAGATCCCGAAATGCTGTATAGTTGGTTGTTCTCTGGTGGGTTAAAGGAGACTTTCTCCGTAGCACCCACGGTGCTTTCGTCGAATCGGAGAGTTCCCGAAGCTTCGCCAGTTTGTCTTATTAATCTTATACCACCGTCTTCTCTTATCTCGAAGAGTTGACCAGTACCAACCCAGACCTTAACAAGTTTCTTGAGTACTTCTCCAGCAAGAATGATGTAAAGGTCAAGTGGGGGTGTGTAATCTTTAGTAGTCTTAGCCTCTCCAATAAGTCCACTTGTAGTGAGTCCGCCGCCAGGATATTGATCCTGAGTTTCGTAAATAAATCCGAAATTTAAATAAGGTAACCCTGGCGGAGTGGAGGGAGTTGGAGTTGGGGGATAATAAAGGTCTGTACTATAGTCTGGTTCATTCTGAACAGGCAGACCACTTCCATAATCAACAGTAGATGATACGGAACCCGAAAGAGTTCCATAATCTTCCTGTTCATAAGGAAAATCCGCTTGTTCCAGATTAAACTTATAGACGCTTGGCATCAGTACGACCTAACATATAGTTTAGAGATCACAAAGGAGGGGATCGCTTCATAATAAGCAACCCCCTCACAATTCAAAACTATTAAATTAAGAAAAAAGATATAATATCAGTCAAGTGCGACATTCAGTGTGATCTTAATTTGGTCACCGTTGTTTTGGATCGTGTATGGTCCGTTGGTGAATCTCTCAGCATACATGATGCTAGAGTAGAGAGTACAGGTTCCAGCACCACCAACAGCATTTTGAGTTGGGTTAAGTGCAGGAGTTGTTGTAAACTCGTTGTTGTTTGGTACATCAAATACGGTATAAGTTGCGGATGCGGTAGTGGTGTTTGCAGTACCTGCAGCAACATAAATGATGTCACCAGCAACTAATCCGTGGTTAGTCGCGGAAATCTTGGAGAAACTGAATGTAACATCGGGATCGGTTGCAACCTGAATGTTATCAATCAGTGCATTATCCAAGTAGATAACTTTCAGTGCTCTGTCAACACCAATAACCTTAGTTCCCGTTACAATACCAGCATTACCTCCAACAACCATTCCAAGAGTGATACCATCTACACTCTGGTTAGCGTCAACTGTGAGATATGAGTTACCAATAACACCAATAACGGGGTCAGAGTTGTTTCCAAGACTTACTGTGGTTCCAATACCAACGTCCGCTCCATGTACAACACCTTGTACAGTGGTTGGCATATTGTTAGCGCGAGTAACGTAGTAGCCGTATACGTCACCAGCAGCACCACTGAATGTGAAAGTCTGTTCTGGATACGTTGCAGTAGTACCAGAACCAACCTGAGCAATAGTCCAACGAGAACCGTTGAGAAGGATACCTGTCTGTTGGGTATACGCTTGATCAGTTCTGTTGTTTACGCAGAATGGATAACCAGTCGTAGGTGTATAACCATATGCGTTGGTGTTACCTACACCATATGGTTCAAAATATGCGGTTGGCGAAGGTACGTCAGACTCCGCTGGGGTGGTGTTCGATGTGAACAGTTTGAGAACAAGGTTTCTGGGGGACTGATCACCAAGAGTAGGAACGTGGTTGTTATTTGCAACCAAGTACCTTAGTGATTCAAGTTCTCCAATATTGGGGACTAATAGTGCCATTTAAAACAACTCCCTTCTTGGCTACAGATGAAATAACTATTGTTATTTATAAATTTAATTTCAAAGAGATTAGAAATCTCCTGATATTACTGACCGAAATGACTTCAAATTGCAGTATGTCACCCGATCGGATTATATTATCCCAATTATTTAGGGTATCATCTCTGACAATTTGACCGTTACTTATGCTGATGTATTGACTATTTGTTATGCTATTACTTGTCGGAAAGGATGTATAATTTGACTTTTTAATCTCTACCTGAACACTTCCAACTTGGTCAGACATTATTTGAACGTGTTCAATAGTACCTGTCACATCTAGTGTCAGTGAACCTTTCAAACCAGTATTCATATCTGCAGATCCAGAATCTACAATAAAATTAACCGTTCTGGTTAAATCAGCGGTATACTGTAAAGCAATAATGAATACATCGTCGCTTGAGGTAGGTGCAACAGTAAACTGTATATTACTACCAGAAATATTATAATCTTCAAGTGGTTCTAGGACCAAATTGTTTTTAACAACTATAATTTGTTGATCATTTATAGGAGCATAGACATTGCTATTATGAGTTAATGCAAATAATGTCTTTGATCCATCGAACTGAGAGTTCAGATGATCCAGAATAAGATTGGCATTCTGAATAGATTTTGATGGTATCTCATAATTGACACCAACATCATATTCTGGACTTTGATCTACTGATACTACGTATTCTGCCATCAGACAACACCTGGGGTTACTAGAACATTACCTTGAACAGCTCTTGTTCTGTAATCGTTCGTGGACACCAAAATTAGATCATAAACATAACGACCACCTTCAATTGCACTTGAGGCAGTGTATCCCATAGAAACTTTTACCTTTCCCTTCAAACGATCTGGAAAAGATACTGTCAGTGGATATGCAGTTGTTGAGGATGGGTGTTTTCTTATGGAAGAGATTCCAGTATAACCAGTAAGATTCAAAGGTGCATTGTTAAATGCGTTATTAATGGTAAAAGTGGCTTGAAAGTCAACACCCTGCTCAAGAACTAGATTTACATTCCTTGCCGCCATTATTAGAACTTACAGTTTTAGCTATTTATCCAATTTATTTAAGACCAGTTTTAACATATCCTTCAAATCTTCCACATCCGACTTTAATTGTAGGATTTCATCTTTTTCACTTTGTTTTTCTTCAAGTTCTTTCAACTTGAATTTTTTTGCTTCCATGTAATTATTATATTCAGAATCGGAGCAATTTATGATTGCTCCACTGTCTGTACGAAATAATCCTGGAATATCCTTTACTGGTTGTTTTTCCATATCAAGCAGTTGCAATAACTCTCAGATCACGAATTAGTGGAACTTTCGCTAGATTTGTTCCATTCATTATAATTTTAACTTGGAATCCGTTAAAGAGTGCCAGGTCTTTAGCGGTATATTCATAACTTCTAAAATCATCATCGGTATTAGAGAAATCGACGATCTTATCTGGTAGACCATCGTTATTACCAACACTAACTACATTTCCATTTGCATCAAGATTCTTATAACCAGGGAATAATTCATATGCTTGATTAGTTTCATCAGTATCAGTTCTAAAGAGTCTATACAGAACTCTAATGTCATTACTAAAGTGTCTATATGCATCAAACATTACTTTGAGATTATCAGATCCCTTTTCAAGTTTGACAATCTTAGTAACATAAGTTGCAATGCTTGGATCTTCTGTTAGTGAATTAACTCTACCATCAGTTGCATAGTTAGAAATTTTAGAATTAATTCTATTAGATGTGTAAATTGCATTAACTCTATCCAAGTCAATCATTGGAGAAACTTTTGGATCTGTAGTTTCAAGAGTTACTTCAATAGTAAATGATTTTCTACCAGGGAAATCTTGAAGATGTTCATCTTCATTTACTTTTGAGCAAACAATTCTAGGAGTTTCAAAGAAGTTTGTACTTTCTAAACTAATGTCTTCAAATCCCTGATCTGCAAATGAAAGTTGTGTAAGATTGTCTGGAGAACTTCCAGAGAAAGTTCTAACTTTTGCGGAAACATTAGTTCCTTCAGGAATCGCGGTTTGTAGATTGGGAGTTAGAGCATTGAATGGGATGTTTTGAGTTGCATGTGGAGTTCTATTAGAATTTTTAAGTGATAGTTGATCATAAGAACCACACTTCTTGTCTTCATTAAAGAATAGAACTGGGAATGAATTTGCATTACCAGTTGTTCTATCTACACCCGATTCTGAAGCGTCAATTTTAACATGATAAGAATCCATATCAATTGGGAATAGTGAATGATTAACTTCACTAAAGTCATGTTTTTTGTTGATTCTTCTTAAAGAAACTCCATTCATCTCATACTTATATACCGTTTCATTAATAGAATGTTGTTCAGCAATAGTGTTGTCTATGGCTCTAGTAATCCCAGTAAGTGAGTTGGATGCGGTATTAACACCAGTATACTTAATGACCTCATCGTCAATTAAAATGTATCCTGGATTTGTGTTATTTACTGGAACATTTTCAAAACTTGTAAAAATTCCAACTCCAGTCACAACCAAATCGGATGTATCAGATGGCGAATATTTTGAACTGATTTTTTGTGGTTTTTGATCTGGTTGAATTCCAGATAGAGTGACAAAGTTATTAACCGCATACATTCCATGATTTGTATGACGAACTTTAAGGTGAAGTCCATCACTCAAAGTTTCTGTATATTTAACATTTGATGCACCGCTAATATTTGCAGTTCCACCAGTACCAACATAGAAGAGAGTCGAGGATGCATCTACTGCAATATCTCCTTGAACTCTATCAATGATAAGAGAATTGAATGCTGAAATGACACCAACAGTATTTGGGATTGATAAAATTAAATTTTTACCAAAGTTTGAGGTATCAGCATAGTCAATAGTTAGAGAATCTCCAAATGCATAACCAGTTCCACCTATCGAAACCGTTGCGGCAACTGCTACACCACCAGAAACTGTGATTTTAGCTTTTGCTCCAGAACCTCTACCTGTCAAAGAAATGATGTCAACGTCCTGATAAGTTGTTGATGCAGATGTAAATGCAGTACCAGCACTGGTAATTGTGAGTTCACTATTAATACCAATTGCACCTACAAGACTTCTCAAGTTTCCAGAGAATCCTGGATTACTTTGTTGTAGAATTTTAATACCAGGTTTTAGTGCAGTCGTTTCTGCAGTTGACAAACTCTTAGCAATACCGACAAGAATAGACTTAGATGTAGTTTCCAGTGGATTAACATCAAGTGTTGCAATTTGATTATTACCAATATCCAAATCTGGATTGTAGAATCTTGCAGTTGAAGCACCTTCAAAGAATTCTGCTCTGTATGCAGTAAGTTTAAGATCTTCATACTGGGCAGGATCCCATGTTGCACCATTCTGAGATTTGAATAGTGAACCTAATAATGGTTGTTGTGCAACAATAATCTGTTCAGATTCCGCCTTATCTAAAGTAGAAACATCTACTTCACCCATTCTTGAGATCCAAACATTATATTCATTAGATGCAGATAGAAGAACAAAGCAATATGCTTGGTTAGGTGCAAGATAAACTGGCGAAGGGAACTCAAATGTAGTTGGTACACTCGAATCGTCAGAAACACTGACTTGATCGGGGGTCAATACAGTTTCACCAAATGGAACGATTGTTTGAGTTGGCAGACCAGTTTGCATTGTTCTGATCTGACAAGTAACTGGAAGACCTGCAGTGTCAATTGTTCTAAAGAAGAAATCTACCTTAGATATAAAGATACCATTTGTATCTGGAACTTCAAATGATTGTGCAAGTGGGTCAACCCATCTTCTCTGAGTGGTAGTTCTATCTCTAAAGGTTGTACGAGCTCTTTGTCTAGTTCTAGATCTTCGTAGAGTTCTGCCCTGAGTTTGAGTATTTCTCTCAACATCTGCATTTCTCGTTCTAAGAGTAAGATTTTCTACATTTTGCAGAGTTCCAGAAGCACTATAGTTAGTCTCTGCCTCACTATCTTTTGTACCCACAATTGTGGATTTGGTCTTACTGGAAGTCAATGAGAATGTTTTTGTTCCAGTACTAAATGATGGAGTTGAAGATAGAGTAGGATCGGGAAGGAATAATGATCCAATAATAGTTCCAGAGTTATCCGCTTTAAGTCTTATCTGTTTTATTTTTGCAACAGCACCACTAGACTGTCCAACCAAAGACATATCTTTTGTAACATAACCATAATATCCAGAAGCAGACTGCAACTCCAATCCAGCCGTATCGATATTCAGTACAGTAGATGTTGTTGAATATGACTGAGGTAAGATTTCACCCGTCTTATATGGATTCTGTTTATAAGTTTGACTTGGTGCATTATAAGGACCATACTTATGATCTGCTTTTGCAACTCGTACCCTAATAGATGCAGCACCACTATTTCCGATAAGAACTTCACCAACTTGGAAAGTTCCAGATACCATTTCAATTTCTATGAGTTTGGGGATAACGTACTTTGACATATCCACACTATCAAAGAATGGATAAACCCTACCATTAGGTTTCATTCTTCTTGCAATAAATTCAATGTTTCTACTTCTCATTGTATGAACGACTTCAGTAGAAACAACTCTATCACCTAGATTTGTAGAATCAAATCTTTCAGTTACTCTAAAAGAAGTTCCCGTTCTTTGTTGTCTTCTTGTAGTGAGAGTTGTAGTATTTGTAAATTGAATAAACCTGTCTCTTCTCGTAGTAGTTCTTGTTTCGAGTCTACGTCTTCCTCTTCTAGGACCTCTAGTTCTAGTCCTACGAATTACTCGACTTCCTATTCTAACATTCCTACTACTTCTTCCAGTTACCTGTGTTCCTCTCCAAGTAGTATCCCAAGAACCCCACTCTACAGGAGAAATACCAGTATTACTATCGGCACCAGTCATACCAATCATGGTATTGTAATTACCTTCCTGATCTACGGTTCTCCTAGATTTTCTAGTTTCAATCCAAGTATCAGTTGCAGGATTAAGTTCAATAGCACCAATCCAGTTAACAACGTGGAATGGATTGACATTTTCAGATCTAGTAGCAAATTTATTTGAAAAATAAACTACATCTTCATAGTTTAAACAAATAACATCACCTTTTTTAATAGTATTTGGTGTTCCAAGATCTTTAACAAATCTCAGGTCAGCTGAAGGATCCGCTGATCCTGATGCTCCAATAACTGCTTCAGATCCTAAAAGAAGATCAACTGCAGTGGTATAGTGTGTAGGTCTAAGATGTCCATTTTCACTATCGATAGCACATCTATAATCAGACTGACCCACTTCACCAGAGAATATAGATCTAAAATTATCTACGAAGAAACCAGATTTAAATCTATCAAGACCTGTCTGAGCATCTCTGATAGTTAGATTTTTAGTTTCGGTTTCTAATAAAGAAAGTGCAGTATAGTTTTCAACACTTGTGATTCTATCTTCAAGTTGAGAAATATCGATCATTCGATATCTCTTATGTGGAGTCAATATAACCTCAACATCTTCTGTCCTGAAGACGTATGGTGGAAGTGTAATAGTACCCACATCTAGAGATCCATCAATAACTTGTGGTTCTTTTGGTTCTTTGGATGGTACACCTTCGGCAAGGAAAAACTCACCATCTTTGTTTAGATAAATTCTATCAATTCTACCAAGGTAGAAATTATAATCTAAATTGATAGCTTTATCGGATACAAAGTTAAATGGTGAAGAGTTTGTAGCCTTTGCAAAAGCTCTAGCGTTATATTCAAATGGAGATACCGTTGCTGTTGCTACATCAAATGGAACTACTCTAGGTCTTACATCAATTATATCAGATGCAGCAATAGTACCTTCAATCATTGGAATATCAGAAGTATATCTCTGTTTTTCATAAGAGTCTACAGTTACAAAATCACCTGGATCATCGTCACTTAGTAGATAATGATTGAAGATAACTTTCAATTTTCTAGTAGGCGCTGCTGCATCAGACTTTCTTTCTAAGAAAGCATAGTCGGCAAATTCTGCTTTTTGGTTCTCATTAAGTTCAAAGTTAGGTAAAATATCTCTATCACCAACAGTGACCGCAGAAATATTTGCAGTTACCTGAGACTCTTCAAAAGTTACTTTTTCATCAACTTGGAAACTCTGTTCATTAAGATATACAAAATCTACTTGATTGCTCGCATTATTAACGACAATTGTACCAACTGCGCCACTGGTGGCACCTCTAATTAATTCACCCTTAATTGTATTAAGAATATTAGCATTAAAGTTTGTCAGTGTCAGTTTTGGTAACTCTGGTTCATTCGCATCATTCGACTCAAATACAGCAACAACATCTTGAACATCTGGTACATTGAGACAAATTTGTTTGTCTTGAACTCTTGTTCCATATAACTTACCAAAAGTAAGTCCGTCCTGGACAGAAGTAGTTGCAGTACCAGATGACTCTTTAGATGATTTTTCTACAATCAATACAGCATTTCTATTGAATACTTTACTCTTAGCTACAAGATCTTTCTTTTTAAATGTTACTGTTAACCTAGCAGACCCACTAGCAACACTAAGATCTTGAAGGGTTATAGTTCTTCCACTAACTGCAAGTTTACTATTGTTCAAACTTTCAACATTACCAGTGCTTGTATAAGTCAAATTATAATCTTCTTCATCAAAAGGTTCTAATGTCATACTGACATCAGTTTCAAGAGTCTGACTCAATCCATTATTTGCAATGGTTACGTCATACGATTTTCTAATAACAATGTTAGATTCCGCAAGATTGGTATCCGATACGTTGCCCTCTTCTAGAGGAGCATACAAGAAAGCCTCATTGAGATTGGTTTCTTGAGGTACTAACTTTAGAACGTTAGTTACAGTAATCGTGCTGCCAGGTTTAGCACCATTACACACTCCAGTCACTGTTGTGATTTGATCTACAGTAATAGTCTTAGCACTTGTACTTACAGCAGTTACTTTATTGAAAGTAGGTACAGTATCCCCTTCTTGTGCATATGCAAGGATATCTCCTGTTTTGATACCAACATTAAATGTTTGATTTGGCGATTTAATTACACCACCAGAAGTAATACTAAATTCATCTCCTTGTGGAGCAATAGAAATACCTCTATTTAAAACAACATCAGCGGTAAATGATGCACTACTAGAGTGTAGTTGTTTAACATCATTCATACTATAGTCTCTGACATCCTGAATGGTTCTGGAGTCATCTTCCCCATTAATTTTTATCTGTTCATTGGGAATAAATGTACCCGATACCTGGTACAACTTAATCTGATTACTACCAGATACGGCTTCTACAAGATATCCATGAGCACCACTATTCTTACCTTCAATATATGCAGGTAATTCTAAATCAATTGTGGAGTTGAGATTTATATAATTATAAGTTTGAACATCAAAAAGACTAGCTATAAATGGAGTGGAATTATCTTGGTAATCAGCATTTTTCAGTTTTAGATCATATACTCTCGCAACGCCAATTTCAAGACCAGCGGCACTTCCTCCAGTTGCAGTTCTTTCAGAGTAAAGTTTAACAGTTGCAGTAGAGAATCCTACTGGAACAGAACCATGAACATTATTCAGTTCAAATTGTCTACCAAGAGTAAATGGAACACTTGAATTTTCTTTTAATTCAGTAGTTCTAGCTTTGGGTACATCAAGAGCTGTGGTACTAATAGTCTCTACCTCATATCCCCTAACATAGGCTTTACCTGGAGAAATTTGTAAAGTTAGAAAGTCATCGGAAGGAGTTATTCCAGATTGAGTCTGTTGAAGTGGAAGATATACGCCATCATTACCAACACCATCATTAAGAGATTCTTTTACGTCAATCTTAAATGGAGTCACATAATAATGACCAGATTCGTCATACGTTCTTCTAGCTAACTCATCATTAATGACATTATATGTACTTTCTTTTACAAATTTCTGAACTATACCATTTTCAATCCTCAATAATTCAATAAAATCTTCATCGTTTAAATCATCCAAACTCTTTTTAATTAGAGTCGTAGTTATTTTTAGTCTATCTGCACCTGGTGCAGCAAAGTTTGAAAATCCTCTTGCATTATCAAACAGATCTGGATTTTCCGTAGATGCAACAGTAATCTCTTCATTAATAAAGAGACCTACCCTATAAGAAGGAGTATCTCCATATTGATCAAGAATTACACTCTGAGAAGGAACATTTACAAAAAATCCTCTAATAAAATATACACCTTCTGCAATTTTTGCTACAGAACCCTCACCTACAGCATCAGTAAGAAGTGTAGTAGCAAATGTAGACTCTGATCTAATAGTAGATAAAGAATATTTTACATCTTGAGTAACTACAAGATTTTCTCCGGCTTCAAATGTAGTTTTTTGATTACCGTTCTCACCTTCATCATTTTCACTACCAGTAGAATACTTTACATATAAAGTCGCATTACCCCTTTCAGAAGCGTTTGCAGTAACATAATTTACGACTTTTGCCTTAACACCACTAATTTGTCCTTTGATGGTTTGACCGATCAAAGCATCCAAATAAATTTCTACTGGAACTCCCAGGTGGTTTGCATCAATCTGGACATAAAAATAGTCTGGATCATATGCAATTTGGCCAGGAATTACAACTGATCCTTCTTTAAAGAAGTGTTTACCAAACTGTTCTACCTGATCTTGTAGAATTGACTGTAGGGTAGTAAGTTCTCTTGCCTGAATAGGAGTTCCTGGCTTGAATAAAACCCTCTGATAACTATTTGACGCATCAAAATCGTCAAAGTATGGAG